CCCCATCCTTCACCAGCCTCTATGGGCAGACAGAAATCAACCCACTCCACCCCGCACACCTGGCAGGATGTGACATAGGCAACACTTGCCCGTCTATCATCTGCCGCCTGTACCGTGCCAAAGTCGAAGAAGCCATACGACTCATCCGGCCCATGTGGACTGTCACCCTCGACGGTGCAGTGTATGGGCCACCCGGCTGGCAGCCACTCACCGCGGATGAGGCCGAGGAACTCCACGGCATGATCGACCTGATCGACGTGGACGCCATCATTGCCGAAGCCACACGATAAAAACCATCAACCCACCACACGAGAAAAGGAATCATGATGCAGAAGATCGCCGACCACTTCACCCAGCTCTACACCCCAGCCAGCTACGACTGCCCCACGCCCTTCGACCTGACACGCCTCGAAAACCTCTCCTGCGACCACATGGATTTTGAGGGCCTCGCCGAAGCCTATCGGCAGAGCGTGGAAGCCGAACTTCACAAGCTACGCCCCAACACATTCATCGCATCCGATGGCACCGTGTTCAGCCATGACGAGTGGAAGCCGCTTACCGGCGGAGAAGCCACACAACTCTACTGGAATGTGAGCCGCATCAACGTAGGCCACCTCCTCACCCTGTACAGCCGATAAAACCCCTAGCCACACAATGATCGCTCACAATCGTTGAGCGCAGCCTTGACACGAGGTCCAGTCACTGGAAGTATTGATCATGTCAGCAACGAACAACACCCCGGAAAGGGGACAACAGTCATGAACAAGAAAACAGGCTACACCATCGCCGGAATCACAGCCGCCATCATTGCCGCCGCCTCCTTCCTGCCAGCCCCAGACGACAATCCGCCACTCGCCTCACAGCCAGCCCCACAGGCCACCACAGCCAACACCGAATGGACCACCAAGACTACCCAACAGCGCAAAGCCGAGAAAGCGGCACGGCAGGCAGCCGCCACCCGATCCCTACAAGCCGAGCAGGCCAAAACCCACAAGCAAGCCCAAGCAAGGGGTGAAGAAACCGCCACCGGACTCACCATGATCACGGCAGCACACACCTGCAACCGCAAAGCCGAACAACAGGCCGCCGCACACGGTGTCAACTGGAACGGCAACCCCGACATCGACCTCCAACTCCACAAAACCATCGGTAAAGACACCTTCTCCATCGTCTACGGCGCAACCATGAAACAGCCCGGCGCATCCAAACTCCCAGTCACCGTCCACTGCCTCGTCACCGGAACAGAAGAACACCCCAACGTCACCGACCTCAACATCAACCCGCAACAGTAACCCGCCAAGGAGCATCCCCGCCATGCCTCTCCTATCCCACTACGCTGTCACCACCGGACTCGCCGACACGGCACACATTATTCACCACACCGGCGGCACACTACGCACAGCCACCGACATCGCCTCCCGCATCAACCAACTCAACCCAGACATTGATCTCGATCACCAAATCAACCAACTGTTATCTATCGAAACCGACCTGTACAACATTTATAAAACCATCAACACCATTCTTCAGGAGCAAGCATGAACACACCCAACAACAACATTGAGCTACACAGCTACGAAACCTTCTTCACCAGCCTCGCCTGGATCCAAGGCGGCATCATCACATGGATGTACGCAACCGGCACCAGCCACAAAGCCGCCCTCGCCATCATCGCCGCATGCGCCCTCGCAACCCTCATGGGTGCCTCAACACTCACCTACCAGCCCAAAAACAACAAATGATCACAACACCCATCCTTATCGCTGAAACCCTCGCCATCATTATTCTCGCCGTCGCACTCGCCCACAACAACAACCAGTAACCCACCCCTAGAAAGGTGCACACACCCATGGATGATCCAACCCGCATGTACACCGACCCCAACAGCGGTGCCCGAAAAGAATTAAAACTCTGCAGGCTCTCCCTCATCGACCCCGCAGCCTTGCACGCCCTAGGCGAAGTAGCCGGATACGGTGCCACTAAATACGGCGACAACAACTGGACCGGAGGATACCCGTGGAGCCACAGCGTTGACGCCCTCTACCGCCATGTGCTATCATGGCAGCAAGGCAACAACCTCGACCGCGAATCCGGGCTACCGCATCTGGCACACGCAGCCTGGCACTGCCTCGCACTCCTCGCCTACCAGCAACACGATGCCGGCCAAGACACCCGCAACCCATGGAACAAAAGCGACAAGTAATGCCTCTAGCACAATATCCGAAAACCATCAACCATCCAGGCCACATCTCCTACAGTTCACTCACCCAGTGGGCCGAATGCGGTGAAAAATGGCGCCTATCCCACGGCTACCACGCCCAACATCACACCTGGTACGCCACCATCGCCGGAAGCGCCATACACCACATCACCGAACAATACGACCTACACATGTACAATCCCGCCGAATACCCTGCACTGCCAGACAAACTCTCATCCTTCAAAAACATTTTCGACACCCAAGTCGCCCTCGCCGAATCCGAAGGCACAGAAATCAAACCCTCCGGCAGAATATGCAAAAACATGTGCGAAACCGGAGGCCCCAACAAAAAAGACTACGACTGGTGGATGCACTATGGCCCCACCTTTGTGGACCGCTGGAAAACATGGAGGCGCAACCACCCAGAATACATCACCGCAATCCTGGACGGTAAACCAGGCATCGAATACCCGGTAGAAACCATCCTCGACGATGACACAAAAATCGTCGGCTACATCGACCGCGTTTTCACCGACACCGACACCGGCGAAACCTTCATCCTCGACCTCAAAACCGGACGCCTACCCGCCGACAGTATGCAGCTGCACACCTACCGGTACATGCTCGCCCAACACGGCAACGATGTGACAAAAGGCATGTTTTGGACGCCAGCCACCAGCCGCAACGACGACAAGTCCCCAACACAAGGCACATCCACCGAACTGTACGATCTTGACAACAACACCTACCGGCATGTATCATCCATGTACAGTCAAGCAATGAAAGGAATCAGCGAAGGCATCTTCGTACCCCACGTCACAGCACTCTGTAAAGGATGCCCCGTCAGGGACGCCTGCTGGGCTGTAGACGGGAAAGACGCCTACAGGTACCCTACAGAAACCACCATCACAGCCCCAACAGAAGAAAGCAAGGAGCACCAGTGAACGATAACACCAACAGCACTGATGATCGCATCACCATCACACTCAAATACGGCGGAGACTACGCCGCCCCATGGACAGTCATCCGTGGAGACACCGCCGACGAAGTAAAGAAGACTATCATCGACCTGCTAGGCGGACTCAAAAACAGCTCGGCGGCAAGGAACTGGGACCTGGCAACACTGATCGCCTCCGCATCCATCATCCTCCAAGACCGATACAACCAGGCCGCCAAAGACTACGTAGACAACATTGCCAGTGAAGGAAACAACACCATCATTGACAAAATCAACAATGCAACAAGCAAAGCACAGCTAGCCGACCTTCTGAAACAGTACAAGAAGATCATCACCAGCAACACTGACGTATCCGAGGCGTTCCGCAGCAAACGAAACAGCCTCACCCGATAAAAACCGACACAAATCAACAAAACAGTAAAGGAAACAACAATGGGACTCGCAAACTACCGAAACAACAGCAACAGCACCTTCTTCAACCCCTCCCGAAACCAGGACGCCACCGCCATCGCCTTCAAAATCCGCGACGTAGAACACGACACTGAAGGCTACGGCGGACAGGTCGCCGATCGTATCTACGCTGATGTCACAATCTTCCACACCCTAGACGACCTCAACAACAGCACCCCAGAAACCATCCCCAACGCCATCATCGAAAAAGTACGCGGCAGCAACGACCGCCCACACTCCATGATCCGCGACCTCGAAACCTACCTTGGCGAAGAGCAAGCCTTCAAACTCGCCACCGTGCGCACCAAAAACGGCTTCAACGCGGTCGTGCTCAAACCATTGGACGACGCCATCTACGACCTTGTAGCAGCCTACGTTGACCAGCGAGACAGCCACACCACACCCGACACTGGCGAAGACGTGGATATCGACTCCATCTGACCACCAATACACATCCAACAGACAGATAGATTAAGGTCCCGATGCTCTCTCTCCAACGATCCTTCGAGAGAGCCTCCCAAACAGCAGCCGAGCTGCCCCGCATACCACAACTAGAACCCCTCTACCGCAACCAGGACATGCACATCCACAAAGGGGACCTAGTCATGATCGCGGGGCGGTCCGGCAGCCAAAAATCAGGGCTAGCCATGTTCATCACAGCGATGCTCAACCAGCCAGCCCTCTACATATCAGGGGACATGACACCCTGGGAGGCCTCCACACGAATCATCTCACTCAACACCCAACACACCACCGCCCAAATACAACAAAACATCGACGACTACGGGCCAGAATACTATCGAGACAGCATCCACCACGGCCAACATATCACATTCTCATTCCAGTCACCCATCACATGGACAGACATCACCATGGAACTGCAAGCCTACATGGAAATGTGGAACACCTTCCCACCCATCATCGTTATCGACAACCTGATGGACATCCAAGACTGCGAGAGTGACTACCAGGCACAGCAAGAAGCCATGCAATGGATCACAGCATTAGGTAGGGATACTGGCTCCACCATTATTGTCACACACCACGCAACCGACAAAACCGGCTCCGACATAGAACACCCGCCAGCACGGCGAGAAATCAAAAACGGCCTCTCCGAAAAACCACAACTCATCCTCGGAGTCTCATTGTATGGTGGCGAAGACAACGGCAACGGGCTATCGATCCCGGCAGAGGCACGCATCGCCGTCCTCAAACAGCGCACAGGCAAATCCAGCCCCGACGGCACCCGATACGAGCGGCTACGAGCCTACCCCGAATACACCTTCTTCGGGCCCCTCGCCGAAAAACAGCCCTGGAATATGACCACAACACACAAAGGACTATCATGTCGACACAACAATCAAGAAACCGCAGGGCCGGCGCAGAATGGGAAACACGACTCCTCCACCAACTACGCGACACCGGCCATGATATAGAACGCCTCCACCTCAACGGCCGCGAAGACGAAGGCGACCTCATCCTCACAACCGGCCACAAAACCTACATTATCGAAGCCAAGGCGGGCCAGCCCCATCTAGCCCAATTCGTGAAACAAGCCAGCCGGGAGGCACGCAACTACGAAACACACCGAAACCGAGAAAGCCAGTCCACTATCGGACTCGTAGTGATGAAACAGCGCAACAAGCCATGGAGCGAAGCCTATGTGGTATCAACCCTCAACGAGCTCCTCCCACACCTCTGACACCTGCCGCCTCCTCGACACCTACCGGATACGCTACAATCCGTCGTGGAACGAGCAACACATCCTCTGCCCGTTCCACGACGACCACCAGCCCTCCATGAGCATCAACCTCGACAAGGGCGTCTGGTACTGCCACACATGCGGTATCGGAGGAGGCCTCCACAAACTGAAACAACGACTAGAAGAAGAAAACCCGAATGTACGACAGCATACGCCCATACAACATTGCGGAACGCCGCCGAATCCAGAAAGCCTCAGCCCTCTACGAAACCCATCTCGAAAACATACTCGACCTGCTCTCAGCAAGAGGCATCAGCGAAGAAACAGCCCGCTACCACCACCTTGGATACATCGACAATGACCCCATACCAGGCCACGAAAACTACAACCAGTGCATCACCATCCCATACATGTACCCAGTTTGGGGGCGGCCAGCCGAAATACGAAAAATGCGTTTCCGCTGCTCACTCCCACACGACTGCAAAACCCACAACCACCCCAAATACTTAACCCCGGCAGGAGACACAGGCTCCATCTACAACATGGCCGCCATGGCCAACCCGGCAGCCGAAATGCACATTTGCGAAGGCGAATTCGACTCCATGATCCTCGAACAATGCGGATGGCCAGCCGTCGCCCTACCCGGCGCCACCTCGTGGCAAACCTTCTGGACCAAATTCTTCGAAGGCTACGACCACATCTACATCTGGTCAGACCCAGACCAGGCGGGCCACCAGATGGCCCAAACCCTCCAGGCAGCACTCCCCCAAGCCACCCACGTGCCCCTCACCCTGGGGGATGTCACAGACACATACCTGAAAACCGGCAAAACAGGGTTGACACAAGCCCTCAACACAGTGCTACAATAAAACCAGACAAACAACCACAACACGGAAAGGTACACTAAAACATCATGGATCCCCTCGACACGTGCCCCATCCCCGGCCGCCGCAACACCAGTAAAGCCGCCAGGAGGCGCATCCGCCTCGCCATCATCGCCGAAAAATGGGCCGACGGTGAAGACCCACTCTGCATCATGCACACCTGGGGCACCACCTATGACGGGATGCGATCCATGATCCGCGCCAACCCCGACATTAAACTACCCGACGACATGGCCAAACGTTTGCATAAAATCTGCCGGGAAGCCTACCCCAAAAACCAGCCAAACAGGCACCGAAGCGGATGGGACCAATACGAAAAACAGTACTACACCGAAGAAATACTCTTCCTCAATTCCTTCAACGTGCCAGCCATGAACATGCTCCGCAGGCTCGACGTGTCATGGACAATGTGGAAACACATCATCAACGAGCAGCACCTGACACGTTTACAGCAGGAGACCGACAACGCCTGCCAGTGGGCGAACCTGCGAAAGCAGCACCCCGATAAGACTGATCAGGAAATCACTCAGATGATGTACAGTAACCAAGTAACGTTCAGCAAGGTGATGAAAACCATACCCGCATAAACATCCATGACACCTGCATAGTATTTGCACACTCTTTCACACATAGGAGGCATGATGGTTACTAAAACCCAACACTTGATCGACATGCACGGGGACAACAACAACGATGAGTTTCCCGAGCACCTACGTGACGTCATGTGCGGTAAAACACTCAACCACACAGACGGAACCGTATCGTGGTGCACCCGCAAACCAGGACACGACGGCGACTGCCGCACAGGATGGCAGCCCACCACACAACCGATGGGACATCATGGCAACCAAAACTGAAACCCTTATTCAACGCTACGGGGCTAAAGCCGCCGACGTCCTCGCCGACAGGTCTATCCCCGCCTCATGGCTAGCAAAACAGCTCACCCAGGCAGGATACCCCATCTCCGCCACCGTTATAAAAGACTATCGCCGCAAACAAGCCAACACCACCCCACAAGAGGAGGATACCCGATGATAGACAATATAGACCGGCTCCTCACACAGCTAGCCAACCACGACAACGAAGCAGACACCATCCGCGATGATCTCGCAAACGGTACTGTACGGCGCACACGCATCTCCGAATGGACACTCCCCAACGGAGAAACCGGCCGATCCATACAAAAAATCATCGACCACCAACCCGCAACCGACCCCTATCCGGTCGACGAACTCGTCGATAAACTAGCCGAATGGACACCCCCCAAACCCAACCAAGACACACACACCGACTACAGCAATGTTGCGTTCGTGGTAGGGGCGGGAGACTTTCAAATCGGCAAAGGCATCCCCGGAGGAGAAACAGCACACTTCGCCGACGACTATTTACGCTCCCTCACAGCCGCCAAACACTACTGGCAGCAAGCAGGCAAACCGCAACGAGTCCACATCGCATTCCTCGGCGACATGATCGAAGGATACGTGTCACAAGGAGGCAACAACGCCTGGCGCACACAAACACCCTTGACGGAACAAATCAGGCTCACCCGCATGGCCATGCTCCAGTTGGTCCACCAATTCGACCACTGCCAAAACGTGACAATCACATCCATCCCCGGCAACCACGGAGAAGCAGTGCGCTTCGGCAAAGGAGTCACCACCTACGACGACTCCTTCGACGTGGACTGCTGCCGCGCCATCGCAGAAGCCTACCAACTCAACAACCAACACCCCAACCTACACTTCCACTTCCCTGACAGGGACGAAATGACCACCACCGTAAACGTAGCCGGGGCTACTATCCTGCACGCCCACGGACACCAATGGCGCAACAACCAACACTACGAATGGTGGCGCGGCCAAGAATTCCACAACGGCACCGTATCTAATATTCTCATGGCCGGGCACCGGCACCACCTAGAAATCTCCGAGCAAGGACAACGCACCTTCATCCAATGCCCATCCATGGAAGGAGAATCCGTCTGGTACCGGCACCGCACAGGCACCACCGGCCACCCCGGACTCGTGTGCTACACTATCAACAACAAAACACCCAACAACTACCAGATAGCCAGGTAATAGTGCCATGAGCAGACGACCAACCAAAGTAGAACAAGCCACCACCGCCAACTGGGAATGGGCAACCCCACACCACCAACACCAGCTACACAAAGCCTGCACCAACATTGCGCGCCACTACCCGGCCATCAACCCCGACGACCTCTATCAAGACGCACTCCTCTACATAGCCGTACGCAACCAATACCACCAGCTGGAAGGCAACCAGTGGACCCAAATGGGCTACCGTGTAGCCCAACGACTAGCAAACAAAACCACACAGCATTTCGATCTACCCAAACCGGTACAAGAAATCACAGCCATAGCCGACAACCAAACCAGCAACTAAGGAGAATCATAATGGTCACCACCATCCTCGACGACGGCACCCAAACCACCAGGCTACAAACCGTAGGCGCCACCACCACAGCCATCATCACCAACACCGAAACACCCGAAACCATCACCGCCAAATACACCATCAGCAAAGACGGCACAGCCACCTACAGTATCAGCGGCAACACCTACCTCGGCGACCACCAACACATCATCAAACTCATGTACGACTACTGCCACTGCGTCGGACGATTCGACACCACCAACACCAGCAACATGAACGACTTGTTTAAGGATTACCAGTGAACCGAACCTACACCACCGCCGACATCATCCAAGCCGCCCAATGGATCTGGAACGGAGGCCCATGGAAACCGAGTGTCGAACCAGGCATGCCACCACCACCAACCGCGCCACAACACCACGGCAACAACATCGTCTCCATGATCGATTTGCAGCTAGCCATCGACGACTACACCCTCACCTGCCAGCCATCCAAACAGCGAAAACGGCTAGCCAGGCTCGCAGCCTTCAGGGAAGTATACGGGTATGACCAAACCTACGCCACAGCCGCCCAACGACTCGGAGTGACAAGACAAACCGTGAAACAGTGGGCAGACCAAACACTGATCACCCTAACAGGCTACGCAAACAGTAGATACTATCCAGACGAAAACGACGAAAGCACAGGGATGGGATAAAACCATGAACAACACACACAATATCACCTACACCACCCTCAACACAGCGATACACCGTATCGTCCAACAACAGCCCACCAACATGCAACAGCTGGAAAACATTGTTGACAGTGTCGAAAACCAGTACGGTGTACCCATCTCCCTCGACAACGTGAACCTTACCGTCAACGACGTCAGCCTCGACGATCTCGCTATCGACCAGGACACGCTAGACGAGTGCAGCGAAATCCTGTGGTTATGCGACAGTGCAGGACACCCCACAAACAACAGCAACACCCGTGACAACAGCGAGGACCAGAGCCCCTATGCAAGCCAGGAAGCACTAGACTGGCTCGCCGGAATCGCATACCAGGCCAAACTATTACAGGCGGCAGCCGACGAGATCATGTGGGCTATCATCCGCCACCGCGACAACCACAAAAACGTTATCGGCCGGAACGTTCTAGACCAGGCCAGCGAAACGATCTGCACCTGCCTCCACCTGTACCAGATGCTCGAAGACACCATCGACAGCAACGAATCATAGCCACACCGCATAAAACAGAAATAGTGCCCCAGCGGCAACCACCACAC